CTCGAGCGCAATGCGTTTCTCGATCAATACAAAGAACTGACACAACAAACCGAGGAAACGCCGCGTGATTGAATCAACCAAAGTCGTGAAAATGGGAGCGCTGGCAGCAGCAGTCGTCGCAATTGCCGGGCTGACATTTTGGGGCGTTCCGTTTTACATCAAAACGCAGGTCGTCGCGGAGGTGCGAACTGAACTCGCACAGGCTGGCGTCGACGCGTTGAACGACCAGGCAGACGGCAACAGCGCAATCGGCACCGCAATCATCACGCGCCTGGACAGCATCGAAAAACGCATGATCGAACGCGACGCGATGTTCATCGCGTACCTCGAGCGGCAGGCTGAACTCGCTGCGGCCCGTGGAAACTGACGACAAGATCCTGACATTCGCCGCGCGGCTGAATGCGCTGCGCATAGTGCCTCGCGCCCTCGTGATCGGGTACGGCTGTTTCGTCGCCATTTTCGCGTATGACCTGTTCGACTGGATCCGCGCATACGATTTCGCATCGCTCGAATCAGAGGCTGTCGCGCTGGCGATTGTCGCGTTCCCGACAGGCGTCCTCGGCGTGATGGCCGGTGTGCTGGGCGGCATGGTGAACAATTATTTCAGGACAGGCGGCAACGGCACATGATGGACAAGCTCGCAATGTACGGCCTGATCGCTGTCGCACTCGGCGGTCTGGGCTGGCTGTTCAACCATCAAATCGCCGCGCGCGTGCATGCCGAGACGCGAGCGACGCAGGCAGAGCTCGTCGCCACGATTGCCGAACGTGAACGTGATCGAATGGCGCAATCAGTCGAGGACGAACGCGAACGCGCCGACGACCTGGCCGATGAACTCGACGCAGCTCGCGTCCAGGAACAGGCCTCGATTGCGGTCCTCGCTGACAGGCAACGATTCGAAACGCTGACAGGCGCGAAACCTGGACTGCTGGAAATCAAAGCGCAGAAGGCGACGACACGCGTGTGGCAAACCATCGAGGACGAAAGCAATGCGCGTCCTGATTAGCCTCGCGATATTCGCAACACTCGCAGCGTGCGCCTCGCGCCCGCCACCGATCACAATCGACGAACCCGCGCCGCCTGTCGTATGCACGCAGGAACCTCGGCCCGATTTCGTCGACATGCAAGACACTCCCCCGCGTGTGGTATTTGATGCAGAGACGGAAATATGGGGCTATTGGTTTTCACCCGCCGAATACGCCGCACTCGCCGAAAACCTGCAAACCTTGCGCCGGTACGGTCGCCAACTGCGCGCGGTGGGAGCTTATTACAAGGCCTGCATTGACGATCACAATCGTCGGCTGGCCGAGGACGTGCCTGCCGGGTAGTATTCGACCACGACAAAAACAGGGGATCGCAACATGCTGAAATCACTCACCGTTCAATTGATCGTCGCGGCAATCGTCGTCGCGCTGCTGTTTTTCTTTTGGCCTGGTTTCACGACAACGCTCGTGATCGGCATCGCTGCAGGCATGGTGCTGGCGAACATATCCAAACCGATCGAGGCGTACGTCGAAAGCCTGATCGCGCGGTTTCCCGGCAGGGATAAGATCTGACATGCATCAACCTGACGACCCGGGCCTGGACGACTACGATCCGACCGGATACTACGAACGCAAAACGAAACATCGCGAGGAAATGCTGCCCCTGCTGGGGATCTGCTTTGCCCTCGGCCTGGTGTGCGTGTGCATCGCGCTGGCGATTCAGGTGTTCCAATGAGGCCCGGTTTCAAATGGCTGATCGCGCTCCTGCTGCTGTCGATCCTCGTCCTGGTTGTCGGCGTGCCGCTGTGGGGATTTGTATTCGGCCCCGGGTTCGATCCGTAATGGCTCACAAGCGAGGCGAATCGAACAACGGCACACGCGAGGGTCGCGGCGCGCAGATCTGGTTCAACAAAAACGTCGCAAAGCGCAGGCGCAGGACAAAGCTCGCGACACAATCGAAGCGGCGAAACCGATGCTGATTTCGAGAGGACTTCTGGCGCTCGGCCTCGGCGGCTTCTGGATCCTGACAGGTCATGCGACCGGGTACCCGACCACGGGCCTGACCATCGGGATCCTGGCCGCCTGTTTTATTTTCATCTGGACACACCCGCGCTGGGTGAAATTCAACGCATGACGAATCGACGCAGAGGCGGCAAGCGTACGAAACGGCAAAAACCGCCCGTCCAGGTAACGCGCCCGCCGCCGCCACAAATGACCAGGCCGCGCGTGTCACCGATCACCATCGCTGTGCATCGTGCGATCATCAGGCCGTAAGCCGCACAAATACCACGCGCAAGCGACCACGATTGACGGCATCAAATTCGCGTCGAAAGCAGAGGGCAGGCGGTATTCAGATCTGAAACTGCTCGAACGTGCTGGCGAGATATCAGGCCTCGAGCTGCAGCCCGAATACCCGCTCGTGATCCCGCGCCTGGTCGACGGCAAACTGACGAACGTCGCTGTCAGGATCCGCAGCGCAAAGCGGCCGAACGGCACTCGAACGAAATACACCGCCGATTTCAGATACCAGGACAAACGCACCGGGCGGCAGGTCGTCGAGGACGTGAAAGGCGTCGACACGACCGCATCGAGGCTCCGTCGCGCTGTCGTTGAGTGCATCTATGGGATCGAAATCGTACTGATTTGATCTAAAACGGAACGAAACGGTGCGCAAATTGGCACGATCAGATCCGATTCGGTACGATCAGGCCGCACAACTGCACAATCCTGCAACGATTCAGTGAGTGAACCGGAGGCCGTGATGGCTGAAAACAACGAACAACCGCAAGAGAATGACGACGACAACCGCCCAGACCTGCTGACAATCGCGCAGGACATCGCACCCGAAATTCAAATCGAATATGTCGACCGCACGACGCTCGAGCCGTATGCGCGAAACAGTCGCACCCACAGCGAGGCGCAGATCGAGGAAATCGTCGCGTCGATCCGTGAGTTCGGTTTCATCGATCCGATACTGAGGCGCGGCAACATGATCGTCGCAGGCCACGCACGCAACCAGGCAGCCGAGCGCGCAGGCCTGACGCGTGTGCCGACCATCGACCTCGATCACCTGAGCATGAACCAGGCGCGCGCCCTCGTGATCGCGCACAATCGCATCGCTGAGCGGGCCGGGTGGGATCACGACATGCTGCGCCTCGAGGTCACCGAGCTGCGCGAGGAACAGTTCGACCTCGCCGTGCTGGGATTCGATCTGCCCGAAATCGACGCCATGATCGGGCCTGAGGACGAACCCGCTGTGCCTGAGCCAGAAGCGCCACCCGACGAACCCCAGTGCATGCAGGGCGACGTGTGGATCCTCGGCGACCACCGCATCATGTGTGGCGACTGTCGATCTGACGAGGACATGGTGCGCCTGTTCGGCGAACGTCGAATCGATATCGCGATCACGTCGCCGCCGTACGCCTCGCAGCGCAAATACGACGAGACATCAGGATTCGAACCGATCAAGCCTGAGGACTTCAGCGACTGGTTCGACGCCGTCCAGGACAACATCGCGACGCACCTGGCTGACGACGGCTCGCTGTTTCTCAACATCAAGGAACACTGCGAGGAGGGGCAGCGCCTGCTGTACGTCAAGGATCTGACGCTCGCGTTCGTGCGCCGGTTCGATTGGTTTTTCGTCGACGAATACTGCTGGACGCACGGCGGCACGCCGATGAACGTGATCAACCGATTCAAAAACGGGTGGGAGCCGGTGTTTCACTTTTCGAAGGGCAAGCACAAATTCAGGCCTGAGCATGTGCGCCACAAAACCGACCACGAAATCGACTGGGGCGGCAAACACCCATCGCAACGCGACGGCCTGGTCGACATGGGTTTCGACAAAGACCAGGCGACCGATCACATGGCGAAACGTGACTACGTGGTCGGCATGGCGTATCCGTCGAACGTCCTCAAGATGGGAACGAATACCGAAAACTGGGCGCACGGCGCGATGTTCCCGGTGTCGCTGCCTGAGTTTTTCATCAAGGCGTACACCGACGAGGGCGACAACGTGTTCGATCCGTTCATGGGATCTGGCACGACGGTGATCGCCGCGGAAAAGCTCAAGCGCATATCGTTCGGCATGGAAATCAGCCCCGGGTATTGCGACGTGATCATCACCAGGTGGATGGAATTCACCGGCCTGACGGCGACCCACGAGGACACGGGCGAATCATTCGTCGTGGCTGAATGACATGGCGCGCAAAAAATCGATCACAAAACGGCGGCGCGTCCTGTTCCTGGACAAGCTCGAAATATCTGGCAGCGTGACGCAGGCGGCAATCGTCGGCGAGATATCGCGGCGTGCCTGGTACGACCTGCGCGACCGGGATCCTGATTTCTGGCAGCTGTGGGACGATGCCGAGGCGACGTTCATGGATCGCGTCGAAACCGAGGCGATCAGGCGTGCGGTGTTCGGCGTCAACGAGGAAAAGCCGTACACGCACATCGACGAAAAGGGCAACAAGGTCACGCAGTTTCACACCGTCAATCACAAATCAGATCGGCTGATCGAACTGTGCCTGAAATCCCGCCACCCATCGTACAAGCCCGTCAAGGCCATTGAGGTGACCACACCTGACGGTTCGATGTCGCCTGACAAAGGCAAGGTCGCTGACTACAGTGCGCTGGACGACGACGAAATCGAAACGCTGACGATGCTGCAACGCAAAGCGAATGCAGTCGACCGCGATTGAACAAATCGATGATCGCAACCTCGAGGCGCAGCTTGCCGAACGATGCGAAAACAACCTGCACCTGTTCACGCGTCAGGCATGGGAGTGGCTCGATCCTGTCGCGTTCGTAGACGGGCGACACCTCGCCATTCAGGCCGAATACCTCGAGGCGTTCATCGCTGGCGAAATCCCGCGCCTGCTGCTGAACGTGCCACCAGGTCATATGAAATCGCTGTCGGTGTCGGTGCTGTTGAACGCATGGGCCTGGACGAAAAAGGAACGCACCGGCCTGCGGTTCATGGCGACATCGTATCGCGGCGATCTGGCGCTGCGTGACGCTGACAAAACTCGCAACCTGATTCGCTCGCCGTGGTATCAGGCCCGGTGGGGTGACACCGTCGGCGCATTGCGCGACACGAAAATGGCTATACGCAAGGGCCAGGACGTGAAAAGCCGATTTCAAAACGAGCACGGCGGGTACCGATTCAGCACCGCTGTCGGCGGCATCATGGGCGAGGGTGGCGATTTCGTGATCCTGGACGATCCGCACAATGTCGAGCAGGCCGAAAGCGACGACAACCGCGACGAGGTCGTTCGACGCATTCGAATGGCATTGCCGACACGCGTGCGATCCAAGAATGGCGGGGTCTGCGTGATGATGCAGCGCCTGCACAGTCGTGACTATGCTGGCGAAATGATCGCTGACAAGGCCGACCTGGTTCACCTGTGCCTGCCCGCGCGATACGAGAAAAAACACCCGCACGTCGCTGTTCCGATCACGCTCAAAAAGACAGGCCGCAAACTGCCGGGTGATTATCGCGCAACTGAGGGTCAGCTGCTGTGGCCCGAACTGTTCGACGACGAACGATTGCGCACCCTCGAGGTCGAGCTGGGCGCGTATGCGAAAGCGGGACAACTGCAACAGCGACCGGTGCCTCGCGGCGGCGGCATGTATAAGCTCAAGTGGTTTGCGGGCAAATTCGTCGACGCTGCAGACGTGCCTCGAGGCGGCAAAATATGTCGCGGCTGGGATCTGGCAGCGACCGCCGAAAACACGAAAGGCCAGGGCGATTACACCGCAGGCGTGCGCGTCAGGCGTGTTGGTGGTAAAACGTACGTCGAGGACGCAATACGGTTCCGTGGCAGCCCGCTGCAAGTAGAACAACAAATGAAAATGCAGGCTGACCAGGATGGCAAAGTTGTGCATATCGACTTTCCCCAGGATCCCGGCCAGGCGGGCAAATCGCAGGCCGAAAACCTGGCCGGCATGTTTCCCCGGTCGCGCGTGCACTATTCGCCCGAGACCGGAAGCAAGGAAACACGTCAGGACGCCCCTGCTGCACAGGCAGAGGCGGGAAACGTCTACATCGTGCGCGGCGCATGGAACCGGGACTGGCTCGAGGAGGTGTGCGCATTTCCTAACGGCGAGTACGACGATCAGTGTGATGCCTTTGCGAGGGCATACCACCGAACATGCAAACAGCCGGGCGGTGTTCGTTCCGGTGGCTACAAAGGAGCCTCGTGATGGCCGACAACAAAGCACCGACAGACATCGAAACGCGACACCCGGAATTTGTGATCAAGGACAAAGACTGGATCGTGATGGAAGACGGTCACGAGGGCGAACGGAAAATCAAGGAACGCACGACGGTGTATCTGCCGACGACAAGCGGGCAGCGTGCGCTCAATATCGCGTCAGGCAAAGAGGGCGCCGAACTGTATGCCGCGTATCTGCTGCGCGCGAATTATTCGACGATCCTCAAGGACACTGCGAACGCACTCGTCGGCGTGATGAACAAAGAGCCGCCGATCATCACCCTGCCGAAAGCGCTCGAGGACATCGAAAACCACGCCACCGCACGCGGCGAACCGCTGATCGGCCTGGTGCGTCGATTGCAATTGCGGCAGCTGCTGTTCGGTCGCACAGGCATCCTCTGCGATGTCGACGCGGCTCGCGACCTGCCGTACCTGGTTGACTACAGCGCGCGACAAATCATCAATTGGGACGACGAGGTGGCCGATGTCGAATCAGCCGAACGACGCGTCACGCTCACGACGCTCGACGAATCGCGGTACGTGCGCGACGGTTTCACCTGGTCATGGAAAGACAAATTCCGTGCGCTCGAGCTGATCGACGGCAAATACAACGTCACCGTCGAGGACGGCGGCGCACGACAGGCGGCAATGCAACCGTCGATTCAAGGCACGACGCTCGAGCAGATCCCGTTCGTGTTCATCAATGACGCGGATCTGACGCCTGAACTCGGCGATATTCCGCTGCTGGGGCTCGCCAGATTGGCCCTGACGATATATCGCGGCGATGCCGACTACCGGCAAGCCTTGTTCATGCAGGGCCAGGACACGCTCGTGGTGATTGGCGAGGACATCGACAGCGAGGATCCCGATCAGCAGCTGATCGTCGGCGCGGGCGCGCACATCAACATTCCGAACGAAAACGGCGACGCCAAGTTCATCGGCACCGATTCGCAAGGCCTGCCCGAAATGCGCAATGCGCAGGAGAATGATTTCGAACGTGCGCACAACTACGGCCTGCAGATGATGTCGAAAGGCGGCGGCGCAGAGGCGGCAGAAACGTTGAAAATCAAAGTCGCTGCACGCACGGCGACGCTCGTCAACATTGCCGAAACCAGTGCCGCAGGACTCGAAAACGCGCTGCGGATCTGTGCCGAGTGGATCGGCGCGGATCCTGACGAGGTCAGCGTCGAGCCGAACACCGATTTCATCGACGAGACAATGCCAGCCGCCGAGCTGCTCGGATACATGAACGCCAAGTCGCGCGGCGCACCGCTGAGCGAACGGTCGATTCACAATCTGATGCGAAAGGGCGACGTGACGGCACTCACGTTCGACGAGGAGAAAAAGGAAATCGACAGCGAGCCGCCGCCTGACGACCTGACAGGTGTCGGTGAACCGGGCGAGGTCGACGAGGACGGCAATCCGATCAAGGCCGTACCTGGACAGCAGCAACCAGGCGCGAAACCGGGTGACGACGAAAACGACGACGAGTAGGCCATGCCTGCGAACGACGACATTCGCGACGAGCTAGTTCGGCACAGGGTCGAGCTGCAACGATTCGCGAACGGCCTCGCATCACGCGTTCGCGCGATCATCAACCGCGCCGAACCGGCATTGCGCGCGAAACTGAAAGCGCGCCTCGAGCGCGAACTGCGCGGCAATCCTGTGACAGCGGTCCTCGAAACCAAGCGCATGCTGGCGCTCGCCCGTTTCGTCAAGTCGTTGAACGAGGAAACGTTCGCGGAGGTCAACCAGGTGATGCGCGCCGAGCTGACGCAGCTCGTCAAGCTCGAAGCCGCCGCCGCTGCTGCGATCATCGAAGGTTCGCTGCCTGTCCTGGTCAACCTGTCGATACCTGACGCGCGCGCGTTGCGATCAATCGTATTCGCTCGACCTATGCAATCGAAAATTCTGCGTGATTGGCTGAATCAGTACTCGGCAAACGACCGTCGACGTTTCATGGATGAAATCAGGCAGGGGATGATATTCAGCGAAACGCCGACGCAGATCAGCAGGCGCATATTCGGCACCGCTGCGCTCGGCGGCACCGACGGCGTGCGGCAGATAACCAGGCGAGGCGCTCAATCGATGGCGAACACGACGACAGCGGCGATTTTCAACGGCGCGCTGCAGGCACTGTATGCGGCGAACCGCAAAATCGTCAAAAAGGAACTGTACGTCGCGACGCTCGACAGCCGCACGACGCCGATCTGTCAATCACTCGACGGCAAGGTGTTCAAACGCGGCAGCGGGCCTGTGCCACCGATTCACATCAACTGCCGGTCGATCCGCGTGCCTGTGATCAATGGGCGTGCCGTGGGCACTCGTCCTGCAAACGCGACGACCGAACGCAACCTCGGGGATCTGCGCGGCCCTGCGCGTCGACGTGCTGTTGAAAAACTCGTCGGCCAGGTGCCAGCCGACACGACCTATCAGCAATGGCTGTCCAGGCAAAACGTCGCATTTCAAAATGACGTACTCGGCCCGACGCGTGGCGTGTTGTTCCGCAAAGGCGGTCTGACGCTCGATTCGTTCGTCGATAGCAGCGGCAGTCAGTACACGCTGCGCGAACTATTCGAGCGCGAGACATCGGCATTCCGTCGCGCAGGCGTCAAGGCGAGCGACCTGCCTGCATTGTGATTTGTTGCACGCACCGGGATTGTGCGCCTATACTGCGCCGACGCTGACCGAGACGGTCAGCGGTTCCCGTGATAGGAGCAAAATCTTTGGAACTCGCAGACAATTACGAAAACCTGGCCGCAGTACCGGCTGAACACGCCGCGCTGTACATCGAAAAAGACGGCAAGGCAGTCCTCCAGCTGACAGGAATCAAAACGCAGTCTGATTTCGACGCGTACGCCACAGCGTTGAAAGCACGACTCGCAGACGCAGCGGGCGACCTCAAGGCAGCGAAAAATCAGGGCATGTCTCGTGACGAGATAACCGCACTGATCCAGGAAGTCGCCACCAAGTTGAAACCACCTAACGGCGACGGCCAGAAAAAAGGTGACGACGACGACTCCGCGCTGGCGCTGCGTGTTCACGACCTCGAGCGCGAGCTTGCGTCGACCAAAGAAAAACTCGACACCTCCGAAACCGAAGGCAAAAAATCGAAAGCGACGGCGACGAATACAACAATTCGAAACGCACTGAGCGGCGCAGCAGTCAAGGCGGGTGTATTGCCCGCAGCTGTCGACGGCCTGGTGCAATTGTTGTCTGACAACTTCGAAATGTCTGCTGACGGCAAGGTGGTGACGAAACTCGAAGGATCTGCAGTGCCGGGCGTGACGCCCAACACTGCGCCCGAACCGTTCATGGCGGCGATACAACGCGCGTCTGATTTCTCGCACTTCTGGCCTGGTTCAAAGGGCGGCGGCGCGGGCGGTGGCGGTGGCGGCGGCGGTGGTGGCGGCGCTGGCGGCGACAATCCGTTTTCGCTTGCTGGGTGGAATTTGACGGCGCAAGGTGCGCTCGTTCGATCCGACCGTGCCGAGGCCGACCGATTGGCGAAAGCCGCAGGCACAACTATCGGCGGTGGCAAGCCCGCAAAATAGCGCGTATATTCACATCGAACGCGCCGTGAGGGTGCATCCACAATTTCACAGGAGAACACCTCATGGCCCTCGTGCAGATCGCTGATGTCGTAGTACCAGAAGTTTTCACGCCGTACGTGCAACTCACCACCGAGCAAAAATCACGCGTCATTCAGTCGGGTGCCGCGATCCGAAACGGTCAATTCGATTCGAGCCTCGCAGGCGGTGGCCTGACGTTCAATGATCCAAGCTGGAACGATCTGGCAGATGATGCTGACAACATCGGTGACGATTCCGAGACGCCGGCAACGCCGAACAAGCTGACCTCGAACCAGGAGGTGCAGGTTCGCCTGTCCAGGAACCAGCACTGGAAAACCGCTGACCTGTCTGCCGCACTGGCTGGCAGCGATCCGTCGACCGCAATCGCAAATAAGGTCGCAGGCTACTGGGCGCGACGCATGCAGGCCGCACTCATTGCCACAATGACCGGCGTTTTCGCTGACAATACGGCGAACTATGCTGGCGACTACACGAACGACATCTCAGGCGCATTCAGCGCAGGCGTGACGGATTTCTCAGCCGAGGCATTGATCGACGCAGTCGCCACCGCAGGCGATTCGCTCGAAGATTTCTCGATGCTGATGGTGCATTCAATCGTGTACGCGAAAATGCGCAAAAACAATCTGATCGATTTCATCCGCGACAGCGACAACGACACGCGCATTGCGCGGTTCGGTGACCTCGAGGTGATCGTCGACGACGGCATGCCTGTTGCGACGCAGGACTATGACAGCTGGATTTTCGGACCTGGTGCAATTCAGGTCGGCGTCGGCACGCCGAAAGTGCCAACCGAAGTGACGCGCGAAGCGCTGCAAGGCTTAGGCGCAGGCACTGAGGTGTTGTCGTCCAGGCTCGAGCAGATCCTGCACCCGGCAGGTCACGCGTACACCGGAACCGCCGCAAACGGTGGCCCGAGCAACGCAGCAACCGCGCAAAACCTCGCGCACGTTGACAGCTGGGATCGTGTCTACCCCGAGCGCAAGCAAATCAAAATCGCTCGCCTGATCACGACCGAGGCCTAAGCCACGGAGAAACAGCAACCGGAGGGGCCGACCATTTTGGTCGGCCCTTACTGCAACCAGGAGACCCGGCAATGACTGACGAAAAAGACACGCCCGAAAATGATCCAATCGAAAGCACTGGCGACGGTGCACCAGCAGCTGACGCGACACCCGCTGTCGACACGCTGCCTGACGACGACGCATCACCGATAGTTGAGCAGCCCGACGCACCTGCCGCCGATGGCGGCATCGAGGGCGAAGCGGCAGCAGCCGCCGCCGCAGATCCTGCCGCAGCGTCTGAACCCGCTCAGCCAGCCACGCCCGCGCCCGAACCCGAACCTGCACCTGAGGCGAAACCAAAGGTCGCGAAAGGAAAGGCCGCAGCGACATCTCGCAAGCGACAAACCGCAGGCAAGAAAAGCACCGACACCGCAGCGAGCGTCGCACACTTAGCCGCGAAAAAGGCCGCACGACCTGAGGCGAAACCCGCACCCGAACCGACCGAGGACGAGAAAGCCGAGGCCGAGGCGAAAGCGGAAAACCGGCAACGCCTGCGCGACATCAAGGACGAAATCGCTGACCTGGACGAACAGCGCGCAGCGCTTGTCGAACAGCAGCAGCACCTTGCGACGTTCGGCGGGCGAGCTGCAGCTGACAATCGACCGCATCATGTTCGGCACCAGGAAGTCCTTGCACGCTCGAAGGAATTGCGCGAGCAACGCAAAAACGACCGCCTGAAACTGTTGGCAGCGAGTGCAGGCAAGTCGCCGCTCGACCGTGCAATGGGCGAAGGGCCTCGCAAATCACAGGCAGCCGCTGACGCGAAAACCGCCGACGAAAAATCGGAGTAGCGGCAATGGCTGCGGGCGACGAGCGCGAAGCCTACTACCGCCGACAAAACACAAAGCAACGGCGCGCGGTAGTTGCATGGCTGGCTGACAACAAACCCGATCAGACCGGGAAATTATTCGGCGTCCTGAATGCGGGCGGCGCTGATTACGTTGTCGGCGACATCGGCACGATCACAGGCGGCACATTTACTGAGCAGGCGGTATTTCGCGTCGAGGCGGTATCTGGCGGCGCTGTCACTGCCGTTGGCATATTGGATCGAGGCGCGTACACGGTGAACCCGGGCGTCGGCGCGGCGACTGTCGCGACAACTGGCATCGGCACAGGCCTGACGATTGACACGTCGCTCGGTGACGTATTCACCGGCCAGGTGTTCGCAGGCACGCGCGCAAAAACCGCGATCACTGGAATTCAGGCACGCAAGAAAAACGGCCTCGGCGTACTGCAGCTGCGCGTTGCAGGATCAGACGTCGGCGTGATTGCGGTCGGCCCGACATACACCGCACTCGGCAATGTCGCGGCGAATGCGCTTGTCGAAATATCGATCACGACAGGTTTCGCGGGCGTTGAATATATCGATTTGATCGACAGTCGCGGCAATCCGATGGGGCGCGGCGTGATCAATGCAGGGCCATAACCATGATCAGCGTTTGCTTTTATGTCGAGGCGACAGGCACTTGCGGAAAGCAACTCAGGGTTGATAAATGGACTGCGCTGGCGCAGTCATTCGGTGTCGATCGGATGCTGGTTGTTGATCGAACCGGCCTCGAGTGCTTCGACCCACAATCGCAAATCGACTTGACCGTTCACAAAAACCTGAACGATGCGCTGAGCCAGTTTCCGCAGGCGACAGTGGTGCTGGCAGACAAAAACAAAGGCGTCGCGTACCACGATTATCAGCAGCCCGACGGCGACGTGATCTACTGCTTTGGATCTGACACGGCAGGATATCGAGGCGAAGCGCCCGACGATTGCGATTGGATCACCGTACCGTCTGACACAAAATATGAGCTATGGGCCGTCCAGGCGGCGACTCTGGTGATGGGAGACAGGTGGCGTCGTGGCAATCCTTGATAACAGGACGCTGATTGCTGACGCAGAGGTCGTCGACCCTACAGGCAACGGTATATGGGAGGACGAGACCGGCTCGAACATGGGTGTCGGCACCAACACCATCCACATCGAGGGCAGCGGATCAATCAGCAAACGAATATCTGCCACGCTTGGCGCGATCCTGTTCAACTACGAGGCGTCGACAGATCTTAGCGGTTCAGTGATATATGCGTGGATCAATGTATCGACTCCTGCGGCGCTCGACACGTTTGCAGGCGGCGGCATTCGCATGCGTTTCACCGGGAATACCGTCACTGACTGGTTCGACGTTTTTCTGGAAGGCTCAGACACTTACAACGGCGGGTGGCTGATGCTGGTTGTTGACGTTGACGACGCGAAAACTGCATCGGATGCAGTCAACGGAACACCGCCAGCGACGACCGCAATTGAGCGCGTCGGAATCGTATTCGATGTAACTGGCATGGCGGCGGGCGCTGATGATAACTGCCTGGTCGATGCCATGTGGAGCCTCGCAGCTGCCACGCCCGGCATCATTGTCGCCGGTCAAAATGCAAGCAACCCCTGGACGTTCGAGGACATTGTTCAGGCAGCGGATGTCGCCGACGACACGAAAGCGTGGGGAACGTGCAGCCGACTAAGCAACGGCACAATCGCGCTCAACACGCCCGTGCAATTTGGGCAGGACGACAGCACGCAGGACGAGTTCGAGGACTTCAACGAGGTGATCGGCTTTGACCTGAATCCTGTGCCTGACGGTTTCTATGGCCTGTCACAAGTTGCTGGAACGGGGCAATCTGACGTGACAATGGGAATCAAAACCGGCAGCGGTGACGACGCCACAGGCGCGCAGGGCATTGTCGTCACGTCAGGCGGGCCGCGATGGTTTATGGATTTCAACGATCCGGACATCGACAGTGCCGGATTCTACGGCTGCCAGCTGCAGCACGGCGGCGATTTCCTGCTCGACGATGTCGCTGTCGAGGTGATTTCGACGAACTATATCGACTGCGTGTATGCGCTGATTTCGAATTCGTTGCAGCTGCGGATCGCGAGCATCGCACCTGCCACCGCTGACGGTGTCGCGTTCATGCAGACCGACCAGCTCGACGATATTCGGTACTCGAGGTTCGAGTTCCTGGACGGCCACGCGATTGAGCTTGTGACGCCCCTGGACGCGACCCAGGCGAGCGTCGAGAATGTCTTTGACGCTGGGTTCGGTGCCGACGGAACGAACGATGCGGCGCTGTACAACAACCAGGCGGGCGCGGTGGTGATCAGCCGCACGGGTGGCACAGCGCCGACCGTACGCAACGGCACGAGCGCATCGACGACGATCAATGCGACAGTGAATTTCGAATTGTCGAACGTGGTCAGCGGCACGACATTCAACCTCGACGGCATTTTCACGCTCGCCACTGCAGGCGCGACGTGGAACGACACGGGCGACAGCATCATTCGAATGACGGCCAGCGTGCCGTCTAGCTTTGCGACCTCGGGCGACGTGCGCCTGTGGAATGGTACATACTACGAAACGTATGCATACACCGGGATCAGCGGCACCGATCTCACAGGCGTGACGCCGACACTGTCGCAGGACTTCTCTGCGGCGAAAGCGCTCCTCGTGATGATAGCGCCGAAATCAATCACACTGGATCCACACACTGAAAACGTCGAAGCGAATCAACAGTTCGAGGCAATGCTGGCAAATGGCAGCGGCAGCCCAGTGTACAAGCCAGAATTTTTCGAAGATAACGCGGCAGCAGGATTTTCAAGACGAGTCGCACAAATAGAGGACGCATAAAATGGCACTTACAAAAGGCGACTGGAGTGTCGCAGCGAACGGAGACATTCGCGAGGTCGCGGGAAGCACGCAGCATGAGGTGATTGAGATGCACCGATGGCTGATGGATCTGCTCGACGATACGAGCGCAACGGGCGACGACCTGGTCGACGTTTCGAACGGTATCATTCCGAGCGCACGGTCGACCGACAACATCATTGCGTTGAACACGCCGTACAACATCGACAAAACGGTGTCGGAGCGTTTCTACAACGGCAGCATGTCGTACAACGACGGCGACGACCTGTACTCAGGCCTGCGCGTCGTGGGCACCGTTTCAGGAACCACCGAGATTGAAATCATCCAGGACAACGCGCTCGTCACCGATTACTGGGGAACCGGTCTGAATGCCGTGCCGGCCGAATCGATCCTGCTGCAGATCATGCTCAAAACCCGCACGGCGGGCGCTGACATCGATGGCAAGCGACTCAGGTGTCAGGCGCGCGAGCTGGGCGACACGTACGCCGAATTCAGCGTCACGCTCGGCACCGCATTCGGTGTCGCGGCACTGTTCACCGGTACGGATGATTTCTACCAGTCGAGCGAACCGACGATTTCCGGATGGTCTGACATCGTCGTCACTGAGGGGTACGTGCAGATCGATGTCGATGGCAACTCTGTCGACGAAAACTACATCTGCAGCATTGATCAGGGCACCCGCACGACGGCGAATATGTACGAGCGCGGCAAGTGGATCGGGCGACGTGGAACGGTGACGACCATTTTCGGTCTGAACGGCGCGCTGTTCCGAGGCATCACGCACGATGTCGATGTGACCGGCATCGCGTCAGGCCCATTGACGCAGTCTGAGGAGCTTACCTGGACGGAGGCTGGCACGGTGTCGTCAGGTCAATTGCTGGCAGCCGATTCGCTCGCTGCGCCTGGTACGTTGTGGATCCAACTCACGACAGGCATTGCGCCGACCAACGGCACGGAGCTGACAGGTGGCGCGTCAGGCGCGACGCTCGATGTCGACACCGGCGGCACGACCTCGAGGACGATCAATACGAACAGCTGGCTCGGCAACTACGCTGGCTCGCTGACAGGCAATTTCGGCATCGGTGTCGAGGCAGCAGATCTGACGAACATCAACGACAGTCTGCGTGCGCTGGACAACATCGCCAGGAACCCGCCGAACAACGTGCAACTGATCGCGACGGCACTCGTCGTCGGTGACATTTTGTTCGCTGCAAAAACAAAGGAACACACCAGCACGGTGTCAGGCGCGCATTCGATTGGCGACACGACGCTGACGCTGGCGGGCGGCATTCCTGTCGACTACGACACAATCGGTCGCATCGTCGTCGACGGCATCGAGCATACGTTCACCGGGTATTCGGGCGCTGACGTGACAATCGGCGGCAGCGGATTGAAAGCGGCGCTCGCAGGCGGCGAAGACATTTCGGTGATCCAGTTTTTCAACGACGAATTCCTGACAACCGCAGACGCTGGCACGGTCAACGGATCAGGCGACGTGATTGTCGAATTCACCGTTGCACCTGGTTCGGCATGGCCGTCGAGCGGCATCGTGTGGTTGTGGGACGGCGTCGACCGATATGACGAATACTCGTACACGTCGATCAGTGGTGATCAACTGCTCGGCATTTCGCCTGCGCTGACGCAGTCGTACGGATCGATCCCCGGGTATATTCCGTTCGTATCGGAAGTCGCAGCGGCGGCGAGCATATCGAAAACAATCGTGTACCCAGGATCCGCGGTGCCTGGACGCTGGCGGCTGTACAACTCGGCAGCGAACATCACGCCGTTCGAGGTGGCGTTCAGCATCGAGGCCACGGGCAGCAGCACGCCCATGACGAGGATCAGCGATGCCTAGACTCGACAAGGACACGTTCGACGCGTGTCGCGCGTATCACGATCTGCGGTACTCGCATTGGCCCGACGACGCGCGCGAGGCGCGTCGCGCGGCCTGCGTTCGACAGTTGAAAAACCTGCCGCCCGAGCGTCAGGAAAAGTATCGTGACGATGTCGCGTTGTTCATGGAAAAAAACGGTCACCTGCTGACGCAGATCGAGGAGGCACGGAAAACGATCCAGCACAATCAACGCACCGAGGCATTGTTGCAAATGCCTGTCGAGCGGCGCGACGCACTTCTGCGCAAGCACGGTGGCAATGTGAATGCTGTCCTGGACGAGGTCTGTGGCCGTTACCATTGACAACATACGCGTCGAATTTTACGCGAGCCCGCAACCGCTGATCACGTTCCTGCAGGGTCGTGATATGTCGGTGCCGACGATTCGCGACACGCTTCGCGAGATTGAGGAAACAATCGAGGGTCGACATCACTCAGGCAGCGTGTCAGGCGCACCCAGGAACACCGGGCGCGGTTGGATCTGCGAGGCGACCGGTAACATCACAACACCCGCCGACGAGCTGATCGCGCTGTCAGTGATCCTGAACGTGCCGTTTCAGGCGCAATTCGAGGCAGGTGCGATCCCGTTCATTTCGAAGGACGGCAACCTGTACGGGGATCTGCTCGACAGTCCTGGCGCAATCGTCGTGATCAACAACAGCGTCGGCCTGCTGGGCAGCAGTGAAATCGAACAGATCAAAAACGTTGTCGAGGCCGACCAGGTCAAGGGCAGCGGGCAATTGCAGACGCGACTGCGCGGCACGACAACCGAACTGATCCCACGAAAGGACGTGACAGGCGACAGCGGCCCGGCGAATGTTACGATCACCGAGCCGTGAGCCTGCTCGCCGGGTATTTGTTGTTCACCGGCACAGGCGGCGGCGGTGCAGGTGTACAGGTTATTTTGAGCGACTTGGAGGCCGTTATGGCTGGCGAAGTTGAGGCGGAAATTGAACCGGTCGAAATTGTTGCGGAGGTCGACGGCGAGGTCGCAGCAACGGTCGAGAGCGAAATTGAGGGCGAGGTGGACTGCTGATGGCTGCTAAAGGACCAGAGATAAGATACACGCGCGGCGACACTGTGCCGCATCGATTGCACCTGACGCAGGACGGCAACGATTTCGATCTGACCGGGTTCACGACGATTGAGATTGTCGTCAACACCGAGGAGGAGCCTGCCGACATCACGAACGAACAGTTTCGCCAACCAGGCACGCTGACAGGCACGCCGATTGACGGGCGCATCGATTTTCAACCTGCAGGCGCGACGGTCGGTGATCGCAAAACGGAGTCGGAGGCATACGTGCCCGGCGAGTATTTCTACGATGTCCAGGCTGACGATGCAGCTGGCGAGCGCGTGACGTTGCTCCTGGCTGGCGCGTTCGTCGTGCTGCAGGACATCAACAAATCATAGGGGAACGCTGTGGCGATTGAGTTTGTGCACGAAACCGGAACAGGCAGCGCCACGTCGACGAGCTATGCATTCGACACCGAGGCCGACCAGTACATGGAAAACACAGGCCGAAAGGACGAGTGGAAATCATTCAGCTCGAACGAGCGCAAAGCGGCACTCAACGCCGCGACGTTGTACATGGACGACACGTACGGCGACAGGTATTGCGGCGTGCTGCCTGAGTCGACAAAAGACATTCAGGCACTGCTGTGGCCTCGCGAGGAGGTGCCGAACAATCGCGGCGGTTTCTACCCGGGCCTCGGCTCTGAAATTCCCGATGTCGTGCACGAGGCATGCACGGAATTCGCGCTCGCATACCTGCAAAACGGCAATCAGTCGCTGTACCCGGCGACCGTCCAGGACGGGCGCACAGTCAAGCGCGCGCTCGTGCGTGTCGAGGGTGCCGTCACAAAGGAAACCGAATACGACGGCGGCATCACGCAACCGGCGAAACGATCCTACCCGCTCGCGAATGCCAAAATTCGTCAGGTGATCACACCTGTGTCGCGATACCTGCTGAGGGCCTAACGTGTCAGCCGCCGACGAAATCGAACTACAGGAGGCCGCGCAGGAGCTGGTCGCGGAATTCGGTCGCGTCATTCAGCTGATCCCGCCCGGTTCGACCGACGTGTCGGCGACCGAACCGTGGAAAGGGCAAACGGGCGACGGCACCGCTGTCGACGTGCCTGTTGTGTTTCAGGCGCTGAACAAAGAACTCGTGACCGGCACAGCGATCCAGATCGGTGACACCCTCGGAATAATCGCAAGCACGGCACTGTCAGGCCTGCAAATCACCGCTGCGTGGTCGATTATCGACGGATCCGCACGATGGTCGATTGTCGCGCCTGTCGAAATTCGACCAGGTCGCAGCTCGTTTGTGTGGTTCCTGCACCTGCGTCAGGCGGGCGTCTGATGGCAGCGAAAAAGGAATTCGACGCGCTCGAAATCATCGAGTCATTGACCGACGAACTGGAAATCGACGTTCGGAAAACGGGCCTCGCCGTGCTGGCAGCGGTCGTCCAGGCAACGCCTGTCGGAGATCCGAAGATCTGGCAAAACCCTGTCGCGCCTGCCGGTTATGTCGGCGGGCATGCGCGCAGGAACTGGGCCGTGTCGACCACACGACCTGTCGACACCGTCAAAGGCAATCCCGGCAAGGGAGGCGGCAAAGGCCGCGCGACGCAGCAGGCGATCAGTGCCGGTACGAAAAAAATCGAGTCGTACAAGGTCGCCACCCGCCGCATCATTATTCAAAACAACGTGCCGTACATCGTGCCGTTGAACAACGGCCACAGCACGCAGGCACCGATCAATTTTGTGCAGACAGCAGTCATGGCAGGGCGTAATGTGGGCCGCAACGACCGCAAGGAGCTTCCATAGTGGGAACGGCCACACAAACGACGCAGGACGTGCACGACGCGTTGAACGCCGCATTCCTTGCTGCATGGGAGCTGGCGGGCGAATCGCGCGATCACATCGCATGGGATACCGAGGATTTCGACACCGAACAGGTCAGCGACTTTGTGCGATTCGGATTTCAGCACGCGACTGGCGAGCATGCATCGCTCGGCGCAGGGAATTCGCGGTTCATCCGTCGGTTCGGTATTATCAGCGCCGTTGTATATGTTCGACAGGGAAAGCAACCAGCACGACGGCACGCACTCGTCGAAATTGTCCTGGATTTTTTGGAGCTGGTAGACACTGCCGGCATTTCGGTCGAAAACCCGGGCGCACTCGAGGACGGATTGCAGGACGGTTGGAACCAGGTCAACTGCACGGGCGAAGCCCACTACGACATCATTCGGACGGCGTGACGCCGCGCACTAACAGGAGAACGGCACCATGTCAGATACAAATCGAGTCGGCGTAAGAATTGCCAGGAGTCCTGCTCGTACGGCTCCGATTTTGAACCCACAGCTGAACCTGCAGGCGCTTAGATACACGGGCGCACCCGGTCTGGCTTTCGCACCATCGACAATCGTGTCAGAGGAAATCCGCGCTGATCGTCAAACCAGTGACTTGATCCTGGTCGGCGGCGAGGCGGGCGGCGACACGAATTTCGAGCTGAGTTTCGGCGCGTTCGATCTGCTGATCGAGTCAGCGCTGATGTCGTTGTATTCGGTCAACAAATTTCTCGTCGGCGCGACCGACATCGTCAGTTTCGCGGCAGGCGATATCGTGTTGAACACGGGCGAGGGCGACGACTACGAGGAGGGCCACATACTGCGCCTCGAGGAGCTTGCCACGGGCGAGCCTGATCAGGGCGTGTATGACCTGGACACGATCACGACCGACACGCTCTCGTGCACACCGTTCGGTGGATCCACGAACGCGATCCTCGGAACGTGGACACCAGGAGCCGAAACCCGCCTCGGCGTTTGCGGATTCCGCGCGCTGGCGGTTGGCGACATCACAATGGCGGCACCTGCGTCAGGTGAAATCGTCGCAACGTTTGCGAACATGAACACGTTGTTCGACAACGCACGCGGCGGCGCAACAGACACACCGCTGACCGCTGGCATGTGGGTCAAAATGTCTGGATGGCCTGTCGCCGGGAACAATGTCTGGTCGCGGATCAAGGCCGTTGACCTTGCTGCCCGCACCGTAACGTTCGACGCACAAACCGACATGGCGGTCGACGCAGCTGCTGCTGAGCGCGTCGAGTTCTATTTCGGCGACCACGTCGAAAACGGTGTCGAGGCTGTCGCTGATCATCAATTCGCAGTCGAGCGTCGATTCGAGGATCAGACCGAGGTATTGCGCGAACTGTTTCTCGGCATGGCACTGAACAATTTCAGCCTGGCGCTCGCGCCTCAGGACATCGCGAAAGGTGCTGTGACGTTTTTCGGATTCGCGAGCGCGACGCAGGTCGAGACGGCGAACGCGCACGTCGGCACCGTGCCGCCTGCGTTGTACGAAACCGAACCGACAGACCTCGAGGCCGCATCGAACCCGGTGTACAACACCTCGAGCAACGTCGGTCGACTCGGTCGCGGCGTTGACGCTGTCGACAAAGCCGGTGTGAATTTCGTCCTCGAGGCGAGCATCGATCTGACGAACAACCTGCGCAGGCAGGAGGCGGTCGGCGTATTCGGTGCAGCGGGCATCGGCGTCGGCGAGGTCGGCGTGACAGGAACATTGCGCACGTATTTCGACAACAAGGAAATCCTCGACCTGATCCTGAACAACACCGAAACGTCGCTCGACGTGTCGACTGTTGACAGCAACGGTCGCGCGATGTTGTTCGACATGCCGCGCATCAAGTTTTCAGGCGGCGCGCCTGACGTACCTGGCAAAAATCAGGACGTGACAATTCCGGGAGCTTATACGGCAATCCTCGACCCGGATTTGGGATACACGATATCGGCGCAGCGTTTGCATTTCGTGAGGTAATGCAGAAAGGGTGAGTGTGTGAATATATATGAGGCGTTCGAAACGAGCGACGAACTGACGGAGAAAGGCAGGTGGATCGAGTTGGAATTTGCGGGTGCGGTTTTAGCATCGATCAGGATTCGCAGCGCGAGTCCAGATCTGAACGCAGACCTGCGCAAAGCAATGGCCGAGGAAGCGGTCGCCACCATCGCGACGATGCAAGGCCTGACCGACTCGGTCGCAGATCCCGAACTGGAGAATCGATTGTTCGGCGAGGCTGTCGTCACCGCATGGAAAGGCATCACGGATCGCAAAGGCAAGGCGATCAAATGCACGCCGAAAAATGTCGCGAAGGTGTTCAAGGATCTGCCGCTGCTGGCGCAACGCGTGAAGCGCGAGGCGTACAAGTGGACGAACTTCCGCACGCAGTTCGAGGAAACCGCACTGGGAAACTGACCGAGGTTTTGCGGCACGGTCTGCGAGGCATGGCAGATCCGCAAGACCAGGACAACATCGCGAAAAGTTACATCGAACGAGGCCTGCCAGTTCCCGAACGCATCACCGCACCGCCGCGGATCGCGCCCGAGCATCAGCTGTACTGGACGGCATACGCCGACCTGCAACACGACAGGCCAGATCCCGGCTTTCGTGGCGGCATGCGCCGCATTCCGTGGGGAGCGATTGCGCGATACGCGTCGCACTACGGTTTGAACGTCGACGAGCTGAAACGATTCATCTGGGCGCTCGACTCGGAATTCCTCAACGCGACAACGACACCACCTGTCGACGACGACAACGACAAGGATCCCGACAATGGCTGAACGCGTCATACGAATTATCCTCGACGCCAACGACCTGAAAAAAGGCCTCGACCAGGTCAAGGGGAAAATGAAAGGTGTCGGCGACCAGACGAAAAAAACTGGTGAGTCGATGCGCGCATTGCGTTCGGTCGCAGGCGGTTTGCTGGCGGCGCTCAGTGTTCGCGAACTCGGTCGCGCTGCCGATGCATACACGAACATCGGCAACCGCATTCGCCTGGTCACCGATTCGACAGAGGAATTCAACACCGTCCAGGCTGAGGTCGTTGCACTCGCACAGCGCACGCGCACCGACCTCGGCGCGACTGCCGAGCTGTATGCACGCGTCGCGCGATCAACCGAGGATCTAGGCGCGACACAGCGCGAGGTTTTGACGTTCACCGAAAGCGTCAACCAGGCATTGCAGATCAGTGGCGCGACAGCCGCCGAGGCGGGCGCAGGTGTCATACAATTTGCACAGGGTCTGGCAAGTGGGGCTCTTAGGGGTGACGAGCTAAGATCCGTCATGGAACAAATGCCTCGCCTCGCCAGCGCACTCGCTGACAATCTTGGCATCACGATTGGCGAACTGCGCAAGCTGGGCGAACAGGGCAAGCTGACATCTGAGGCAGTGTTCGACGCGATCCTGAAAGCAGGACCGGAGCTGCAGGCCGAATTCGAACAGATCACGCCGACACTCGGGCAGGCGATCACCACCGTGAAAAACTTCGCAACGGTCGTGATCGGTGAATTCAACGACGCCGCAGGCATCACGACAGGCCTCGTCGACATTTTCAAATTGACCGACGAACAGACCGTCGAGCTGGGCGCTGCGGTTCGCAACCTGGCGCTCGATTTCCGTGAGTTCACTGAGGTGGCGGTCGTCGCTGTTGCGAACCTGATCGAAAAGGTCGCGCCCGCGTTCAACGTAGTGCAGGCCGAAATCGTCAAAATCATTGCAGCGATCACACGCGACGAGGCATTGTTCGCGGCGGCGCTGGCTGGGCAAGATGAATTCCTTGCGCGCATCGATGAAATAGAAACAAAGCTGCAGGACGAGTTCGACGCGATACGTCGCAACGCCGCAGCACGTCGCGCCGATGCCGAGGCAGCAGGCGCTGACCTGGACGCCGCACGAGGCGGCGGCGGTGCAGCTGGATCCGCGCCGCTGACCGAGGCGCAGAAAAAACTCATAAAACAGCAGGACGACCTGCTCGAAAAATTGATGATGCAGGAGGCCGCACTTGTGATCGTGGCCGACACCGGTCGCGAATACGCCGACGTGATGCTGGAAATGCAGATCAACACGCTGGCGGCATCGAATGCGAACCTCGCTTTCGCGTTCGATGCGAACGAAACACGCGAGGCGATCATCGCGTTGAACGAGGAAATCAAGGCAGCTGGCGACGCTGAAAAGGAACGACAGAATCGCATTGCCGAGGCAGCTGCTGTCACTGCTGACGCACGCACCGAGCAGGAGATTTTCAACGACGAAATCGAACGACTGCAGGGGCTGCTCAAAGATGGACTGATCAGCGAGGAAACGTTCGAGCGCAGCGTGCAAAACCTGAACGACTTCGACGACAATTTTCAGGCGTTCCTGGACAGGGCAAAAGAGAACAGTCAGGACATACTCGCTGAATTTTTCTCGGGCGGATTCGAATCGCTCGACGACTTCGGGGAGGCATTCGCCAAGATGTTGCAACAACTCGCAGCGCAGGCGCTCGCCGCTGGAATTTTCAAGGCGCTATTCGGCGAGGGGCAGGGCGGTCAAAGCAACGCAGGTGCGGCGATTGGCGCGCTCGGTTCGATCCTCGGCGGTGCTGGTCGACAGTTCGGTGGCGGCGTCCAGGCAGGGCAGGCAGTGACCGCTGCCGAGGGCGGCAGGTTCGGATCTGAGGTGTTCGTGCCGAACCAGGGCGGCAAGGTCATTCCGATTGGCGGCGACCGTGGCGGCATGGCGGCAGCTGCGCCGCCTCAGGTGAACGTGACATCGGTCAATGCATTAGACGATTCGGAAATCGTCGGCAGCTTCCAGGAGGGCGCTGGCGACACCGTCCTGCTCAATCGCATGAGTGTGCGCCGCAACGCGTTCAAACGTGCGCTCGGTATCTAGGAGAAAACGAAATGCCGTGGATTGAACAACAACTGATCGCAGACGGTGTCACCGCTGAGGGTCGCATCGTCGTCAATAAGGCGATCCTCGAAATGATCACGAATGACCAGGTGCTGACGCTCGCTGTGAACGCAGGCGGCACCGGGTACGTGGTCGGCGAAACATTCGACATCGTCGGCGGCACGGCGCTCGCTGTGAACGGTGCGACGTTCAACGCGACAGGACGTGTCACCGCGGAATCAGGCGGCGTCGTGTCAGGCATCGAGATTTTGTCCTCAGGCGCATATTCGGCAGATCCGACACTGACAGGCGCGACAACGACGAACGCGAGCGCAGCGGGCAATGACGACCTCACAGTCGACATCACGATGCAGACCGCACGCTGGACTCAGGACGAAAGCGACTACGTCGACCTGCTGACGAATTTCGAGTGGTTGGGCACGTCGGTCAAATCAACGAACGCGCCCACGATTGGCGGGCAGTCGCAGCTCAGCGGCGCGAATGACGGCATTCGCATCCAGATCGCGAGCGGATACGATTCGGGCTCGACCTGGTTGGCGCAACCTGGTGCGCCGCCGTCGAATAACTTCTACGTCAATTTGCCGAACGGCGATCCGCAACTGTACGTGTCGATCACCGAGCGCCGCGTCAATTTCATGGTGTCGAACGGATCGAACCACCAGTACGGCGGCATGGGTTTGTTCATACCGATCACTGACGTGGCCGGCAACTATCCGTTCCCGGGTTTCGCTCACGGTCAATCGACAACCGTGCGCGCAATTACCGAGTCGCGCAGCGCGTCATTGAACAGCGGCCTGGTGAATCCTCTCGACAACGGTGGATTCGGCCCGTACCAATATCGCGATAATCTGTCGTCGCTGTGGTTCTCAATATCCAACAACAACAACGGCGGCGCAGAGTCGTCGAATGCGCAGATCTGGCCTGATCAAAGCGAGTGGGGAAATTGGGAATTCAACTACGCGCCCGTGCCTGCGGGCAGCACGGCAACGGCGGTAATGATGAATCCACTGACGCAAAACAAGCGAGCCGAATGCGCGTTTCTCGAGAGCGAGTGGTTCGAAACCGCGGCACCGCCTGGCACGTTCGATCAACCGCAAGGACCGCAACCGCTTGGGCCTGGCAATCAGCTGCATTTCACATGCGTGGCGCACATCATTAGCAACAAGACAAACGAATCAATGATCATCGGCTACGTCGACGGATGGGAAAACGTGCACGGTCGCGGGCTGACTGTGTTCGACGAAATCGCAACAGCGTCAGGTCGACGATACCTCGTATTTCAAGACACCGGATCCACCGAGCTGTGGCGCTGGGTCGCAATGGAGAAACTCTGATGCCGTACCGTACAGGCAGCACGCCGTTCACTGGCGACGACGATATGGCCGACTTTTTGGTTGACGTGTGGATACCGTTCGCGACCGACTCGTTCGTGGCTGGCGGGCTCGCATGGATATCGCAAAGCCCAGACGGCGGAGCGCCACCGGGCGGCGGCGGCACGCATCCGAATTATCAGCGCATGGTCAGTCGTGGCGGCGTCGGCACCGAGGCGCCACCGTTTATCAATTTCCAAACGAGCGCGAAAACGCTTTTCATTTTCAGCGGCACTGACGTGAACACCGGGCAGGAGCCATACGATCAACCAGGCAACCCTCAAAACGGGCCGATTGACGCAGTGTTCGGCGACCCGGGCCACAACATCGAACTGCAATGTGCCGGGCTGACAACAATGGTCGGCCCTTTCGATTCGTACTGGTTGTTCGGCGGGCCGTCGGCAGAATATCTGCACTGCGTGATCAAAGTCAGCGCGCGGCAGTATCGTCATTTCCACGTCGGCATGATCACGCCGCTCGATCCTGATTTGCATGCGGATAGTTTCTACATCACGCAGCACCGATGGAATTTCCTCGAGCCTGACAATTTCTCGATGCAACAAAGCGGCACCGTGAATTCGCTAAACAGCGAGCATCAGCCGTACCAAAGCGGGCACATCATGCCGTTTCGAAACAACGGCACCGGCGTGAACGTCGCTGTCGGTCAGGATTTCCGTCAGTCGGGCCTGTGGCTCTATTCGCCCGGGTATGGCACGGAGGCATACGACTGGTGGATGGCAGTCGGTACGCGTCGCTGCCCAGACGCTAGCGGCGGCGGCGGTGGCACGAGCGTACCTGGACGGGCGCAAAACGTAAGCCAACCGGCATCGACGCGCAGTGTGATCGCGACGACGAAAGTGATCGGCGACGTGAACGAGGCAGCCGACGACGTGTTGTTCGGCGCAGCGTTTGTGTCTGGGTACGACGCCACGCTCGGGACGGTTCCGTGGGCTTGCGAGCCGACGTTTGTCACCGACGGCGTGCCGCTGATCCCGATCTACGTCGGCCTGCCGACTGACTTCGAAAGCGCCTTGCGATGGGGCCCGGTCGCGCAGGTGCCTGACGTGTTCCGCGTGAATATGAAAAACCTCGATGCCGAGGAGGAAATCACGGTCGGATCCGACACGTACATCGTGTTTCCAATGATCAACAAGGACAGCGCGAACACGCTCGACAACGAGGGATACAGTGGATACGAGGGCCTCGCGTACAAAAAAATCACAGCTGACGCGAGCTAGGCACTGACGTGGCCGATCATGGCGCAACACGATTCGGAATCGTCTTCTACGAACCGACGAACCCGGAATTTCCGGTACTGCCTGACGGTGTAGTATCTGGGCACCCGATCCTGTTCGTCACGACGCCTGGACTGCGTGAGCCGCGAACGATAATCGATGAAATCGAAACGCGGCGGGCGACCGATTCAGCGTTCCACGATTGGTTCCTGGACGGCATATGGCGCACGCCGAACCCGGTTGATTTCGGAAACATCACGGCGAGCAAACAGCGCACCGTCACGATCCACAACACGCACCGCACCGACCAGAGCCTGACGACAATTGACCTCGGCGGCATCACTGGGCTGTCGGTATTGTCACCCGGGCTGCCTGTGACGATTCCAGCGTTCGACAGCATCGATGTGCTATTCGAGGCGACGACAACCGGTGACCCTGATTTCGACGACCTGGTGACGTTCACTGTCAGCGGCACCGATGTGACCGTGCGCATGCTCGGTCGGCGCGTGATTATTTGGAACACGATCCCGCAGCGACCGATCATCGAGCGCCTCTCCTGGTTGACCGACAACATGGTCGCAATGGACGGCACCGAACAGTCAATGAGCTTGCGCGCAGCGCCACGCACGAAAGTGACACTGACCGAACGCCTGCAGGACGATGTCGACAGGACAACGAAAATGGCGACGATCCTCGGCGCTGGGTTTTTGCGTCAAGGCGTGCAGCTGTGGTGGCAGTCCAGGACGGTGATCAATGCGGCGCTGTCGACCGCAACTGTCGTCGACGTGAACACAGGCAGCATGGAAATCGAGATAGGTCGCGAGCTGAGTTTCGTCACGCCTGCAGGTATCGCAATCGAGGGCGAGGTTTTGACATTCGACCCGACGAGCGTGCAGCTGACGCAGGAAATCGGAACAGCGCTGCCGCTCGGCACGAGCGTCATGCCGCTGACATACGGGTTCATGGCGAACAAGGCCGATTTCGCTGCGTTCGCGACTGCCGTCGAGGATCAGCGCATCACGTTCGACCTGATCGAATACAGCGACATCGGTGCGCTGGACATGGCCTATTTCGACACGCACCCGACCGACGGCCTGCCGATTGTCACGCACGACCTGTTTTTCCGTGGGCAGTCCAGGCGCGCGAACATCACGCAGGACAATCAACGCATCGACGGATCGACAGGCGACATGCAGGTGTTCAGGCAGGAGCTGCTCGGGCGATGGGGCCAGCCGATGCTCGTGCACTGCAACACGCTCGACGATCAACACGCGTGGCGACAGTTTTTGCATTTTATTCGCGGATCCTGGGGCCGCTTCTACGTTCCGACCGGCACTCGCGACCTGCCGCTCGACTCGAATTTTACGCTCGGCGGCAACACGTTCACGGTGCCGCACATGGGCATCGAATCGCTGATCGGAAACGTCGCGCCGCGTCGTGACATATGGATGAACATCGCAGGCACGATCTACTATCGACGCATCACGAATGTTTCAGACAACGGCGTGATCGAGACGATCACAATCGACGGCGTCATACCAGGATCTGGAAGCGTGCCGAGCGCCGATGTGCGAGTATCTTGGCTGACCCTGTGCCGCCTGGTCGGTGATGTCGCGACGTTCAGACACGAGCGCCTCGGCAAAGCTGAGCTGCGGTTCAACATTCGCGGAGTGATTGAGGCGTGACATTCGAGGCATACGAAACGGCAGACGGCTCGCCCGTAGAGCTCGTCACGTTCAAAAACGGATCACTGGTGTTCCGATACACGAATGCCGTGTTTCCTTTCAGCATCGGCGCGTCGACGTATAACCCGCTCGCATACAAGCGCTCGAGGTTCGCGCAGTCAAAGGACAGCGACGACAACAACATCACGCTGACGGCGGCAGGCGACATGGAGGTCGCGCAGCTGTTCAACGGCATAATGACATCGAACATCACGACGGTGACGATTGAGCGCATCCATCGTGACGATGCCGACGAGCAAGTGCAGGTCGCATGGCGAGGCCGCGTCGTTGCGATCAATCACAAAAACGCGATGGTCGACCTGCTGCTGCAACCGATCACGCACGGCGGTGAATCAACACCTCGAGACGTATTCTCGGCGCTGTGCAACGCGTTCCTGTTCGACACACCTGGTTGTCGCCTCCTGCGCGCTGACTGGTCGTTCAACGGCACCATCGACGGCATATCGGTCGACGGCATGGACATCACAATCAACGGCGCACGCGTCCAGGCAGCGGCGCTCGACACTGCACAGGGCGGGCCGACCGGGCCGCTCACGTCAGGCGAGCTGGATCTGTACTGGCAGGGCGGGTATCTGCAGCTGCTCAACGGCGAGGTGCGCGACGTTGTCGAGGGCAACATCGCAGGCGACCCTGATGTCGTCAGGCTCGACCAACCGTTTCGAGCAATAGCGACGAGCGACCTGGTCACGCTGTACGCTGGGTGCGATCTGACGCGCCAGACGTGTCACAAAAAATTCGACAACGTACTCAATTTTCAGGGGTATCCAGACATTCCCGAAATCGATCCAGCAAACACTGAAATGCCGCCCGGCACTCGTACGTCAGGCAGCAAATTCGCGGGGCCTCAATAATGTGGTGGCGACTCCTGATCTGGGTGATCACGACGATCCTCACGGATCTGATGACAAAGGTGCCGCCCGACGCTGTCGCGGCAGGTGTCGGCGATTTTTCGATTCCGACAGCAACCGAGGGTCGCGTCGTGTCGATCTGCCTCGGTGGCAACATTCGAATCAACGCGCCGAACTGCATCTGGTATGGCGACTATGCGGCAATCGAACGGATCCAGACCACGGGCGTGATCATCAAAAAGGATCACGTCATTGGATACACGTACGAGCTGGCGCTGGCATACGCGTTGCTGAAAGGCGAATGCGCAGGCCTCACAAAGGTGTGGATCGGTGACGAGCCGGTTTTCGATCATGTCCTGGACAACGGCGGCGTGCCGGCCACTGTCGTCGACGTTGACGTTGACGACCTGTATGGCGGCAAAAACCAGGGCGGCGGGTTCATCGGCAGGATCCGATTGTTCAGCGGCGGCGAGCAGCAAGGCGCGTCGGCATTCATGTCGTCCAGGATCACCGAGGGCGTGCCTGCCTATCGTGGCACCACGTATGTCGTCGTCACCGACCAGTCAGAAACGAAAGGCGCAGACATAGGCGAGGCGCCGAATCTGCGGTACATGCGATTCGAGGTTCAAATGTGGGACACCGTCGCGAACGGTGGCCTCGGCGACGTGATGGGCCTCGCCAACGATCACCATTTCATCGGCGACGACGCGAACCCGATATCGATTGCGTACGACCTGTTCACCAGTGAGCGATGGGGTCGCGGCCTGCCTGTGTCTGACATCAACCTGAATCAGTTCAAGGCGGCAGCGGAGGTGATCTACACCGAGGGCATCGGTTTTTCGATGCTGATCGACGAGTTCACAAGCACCGAGCAGATCCAGGACTACATCGAACAGCATTGCGACTGCTACATCGGCCCGAACGCTGTCACCGGTCAGTTCGAGGTCAACCTGGCGCGCCCTGATTACGTGCTGGGCGACCAATACCAGGCGAACGAATCGAACATCGTCGGGATCCCGACATGGAATAAGGGCGACTGGTCGCAGACGTTCAATCGCGTGCGCATGCGATTTGCTGATCGCGCGAAAGATTGGGACGAAACGCATGCCGTCGCAAACGCACCGTCGAACCGCATCATTCAGGGTCGCCTGAAATCGCAGGAGGTCAGATACCCGGGCGTGCACTCGGCATTCGTCGCGAACAAGATCTGCGCGAGGGAAAAGAAAAACCTCGCACGACCGGCACGCAGCGGCACAGTCGAACTGAATCGAACGGCGTGGCAGCTCCGTCCAGGACAGGTGTTTTCTCTGACGAGCGCGACCGTCGAGGAAACGGATCTGCCGTGTCGCGTCACGAAAACCGAAATCGGAGACCCGAAAAACAATACGCTGATCTGCGAGGTCGTCGAGGACATTTTCGACAACGAAACGCCGACCGTTGCAGATCCACCCGACACCGATTTCATACCGCCGATTCAGACGGTTGACCCGTTCCTGGCTGCCGATCAGTTCGGCATCGAAGCGCCGTACATGATGATCCGACAGGATCCAACCGCGCCGAATGTCAAAGGCCGTCTAATGACAGGGGCCCGCCTCGCCACTGGTGCGCCCACTGAATACGAAATCAGAGTTCGCGACCCGGGCGGATCTGGTTTGTACGTCAGCTCGACGTTCATCACTGGCGGCTTTATGACGGTCGGCACGCTGCGCAACAACGAGGTCGGCCTGCTGTCAGGCAACGGCGGCAAGACATTGCAGATCGATCCTGTCGCCGGGTCGCTCGATGCTCTAATTGCTGAGCAAAACCCGTCCACCGGTAACATGACCGGCGTCGCGGTAGTCGACCCGGGCGGCACGAACGAGGAGTGGATTGTATTCACCAGCATCGTCGACGACCTGACCGGCATTCGGCTCGAGGGCTTGTATCGCGGCTCGCTTGATACGTCGCAATACACGCACGCAATCGGTGATCGCGTTTGGTTCATCTGGACGGGCGGCATGGGCCTCACTGATCAGACGTTCGCCCTGAGCGCCAGCATCGATGCGAAACTCCTGCCGCGTTCGCCCACTGATGCGGTGCTGGAAGCTGCCGCAACAGAAATCTCGCTGATTCCATTCCAGGCGGGCCGCGCTCGGTA